TTGTTTTAGCATTTGCTGCTAATGTTGAAGATACAGAAGTAATTATACCATTAAATGTATTTAAAGTTACAGTTGTTGTAATAGAAATTAGCTGAGTTACAGTACCTGTATTATATAATGACTGTAAAGGAGCTGCATTAACAGCAAGTGATAAATATCCATCATCTCTAGAAGGATCTTTTGCACCTACTGCAAGTAAACTAACTGTGTCTGTTGGAAGTGTGGCTCTATAGTTACCAGCTTTAATCCAAGAAATAAAATTTAAAATGTCCATGATTTGTTTTTTTATAAGTTTATATATAATATACTAAGAAAGTTTAACTATTTCTAAATGTGGTTGATTATAAAAAGTATTAACAAATACAGGATATCCCTCATTTCCTGCTCCACCAGTTGCTCCTGTATGAAATGCTACAATACCTACAAAGTCTCCTGGTATAAATTCAAAAACACCACTTCCAGCTTTTGTAGCTTCTCCATTAGAACTTGTTTGAATAACACCTTGGTCCAAATATTCAATTTTATTGCCTATATTAGTAGAAGAATTACTTTTTGTAACACCAATCCTCATAAAATCAGTAAGTGGAGCTGTCATATCATATGAAGAGTATCTTGCTAAAACAAGATATTTACCAGGAGTATTAATTCTAATTTTAGAACCTGTTGGTGTAAAATCATTAAGTGATTCATTCCACGCAATAGTGTTATAAAGTACTAAAAAATCAACTCCATTTTGAGTATTTGACAAACCTCCAGTACCATTTATTATTATTTTACAAGACTGAGTCAAAGCTAATTGTGCAGCTAAATCTTGATAAGTAATAGCACCAGCAAGATATTCATCATCTCTTCTACCATCCTTAAGACCAACAGGTATTAATGTTTGTGTGGGAGGAACTGTAGTTACTATACGTTTACCTTTGATCCAGGAGATAAAATTTAAAATGTCCATGATTTTTAGTTTTAATAAATATATACTATAATATACAAAAAATAATTAATATAACAAAAAAATCCCCAGATATAATCCGGGGACTTAACAGTTGCCTTGTTGAATATAATGGAGTTATAGAATTTAGGCAACCATGTATCCTAAAAAGAACATAATAGCTAGCATTAACATAATAGCTATGTTGCTCAATTGTCTTGCTGCAGTATCCTCTTCCCATATGTGATATGTATGGTTATAGAATGGTTTAGTTAAATTAATAGAACTTAACCATAAAAACCCCACAAACATGAGAGTTAAAATAAGCAGTATAGTTTTAAATACCATCATAATGAATCAATTCTTCTTTGTAAATATACTAAAGCTTTTTGTAAATCCTCTTTTTCAGTAGATTTATTTTTCTTTCCTGCTCTTGCAATATACTTAATTACATTACCAAGATAGAAATCTTTATCTAACTCCCAAGCTTCTAGTACATTAAACACCTCATAGGGGTTGTCTTTGCCGCCATAATAGTCTGGTCTAGGTGAATCAGAAAGATCTACAATTCTTTTTTTCCAGTTATCACATAACCTTCCATTAATATTTGTTTCTGGTTTATCTTGAGTCCAAACTTTTGTAGTATTGGAACTATAAGAATAGTAGTCATCATGAGTTATATTTACCATGACTTACCAGATTATAACAACATCTCCTTCAGTAAGAACTAACTTAGTCTCTCCATCAATGTCAATACGTTCAACTACTTCTAAGTTAAGTGCACTTGTTCTGACATAGACTTGGTCTCCTACAACTACTTCTTCTACTTTATCACCAATTGCAAACACTGTTAGTTTACTCCACATCTTAACTGCTTCAGTCATGATTGTTTCTTCATCCTTAGCACTCAGCTTTATAGATGATTCTTTTCTTTTAGGAATACTTAATAATATTGTTCTTCCTCTTAACTTTTTAAACGGTGTACTCATTTTTTTAAAATTACATTGTTATTACTTTCACTACTGCCATTTGTGCATTGACTATCTCGCCTACTGCATGATCAAATAACAAACTCTTTGCTGCACTTTTAGTATCTTCGGTATATCTACGTTTTAAAATCTCAGCCATTTCTGCAGCCAGTTCTTTTACTTTACGTACATCATCATCTTTGTCTAGATTCTCCGGATCTATTCCTGCAATTAATTCCCCAAAATGGGGGATTCTTGTTTCTTTAAATGCTAATTGTTGTTCCTGTTCCATATATTTATCAAATTTAATTCTTGCTTCTAAGTTAGTTTCTGACTCTACTGTCAATTTTTGCCATAACTCTAACTCATGCTTTGTCATACTACATCTTCATATGTCATGTGAAAGATTTCTTCTTTACATGGATAAAATTCTCCTTTTACTCCACGGATAATATAGTCTCCTACTAAAGCTGACATATCTCCTTCTAGGGTAGATACTATAAGATCTTTAGTTTTGCCGCTTGATGTAATATAACATCTAGAACAAAAGTTTAAGATTTCTATGTTATTCTCTCCGGTCCACTGTACCGCTTGAATAACTACTGGTTTCTTTCTATAGAATGTCATGACTGTTGGTTTGTACAAATATACAATATTATTTTTTTACTCTACCATATGTGATATTGTTTTTTACTCTAATATCCTTATGGGTATACTGCCACATCTCTCCAGTATCATTTATGATTACAGTATAGATTGTATCTGTCTCATGACCATAATCTGTGACTAACCAAATTATGCCTGGGCCTTTAGGGGTAATAACGTCCACCCTGTTTCTTGGTTCATAGATCATAGTTCTCAATTTTTATCTTCTCATCTCTAGCTACTAAGGTAGTATATAATTCAATATCAGTTGACCATTCTTTACCTGTCCAGAATTCAAACCCTGGATAGTTAGCTTTATATTTACAACAGTCTTCATATCCACCAAGTAAATATACATACTCGCAACCTAATAGTTTAGCTGTTTCACATTCTATCATTTGAGCTACTGAGCCTAAAGATAATTTTGGATCTGCATAATCCCAGATAAATTGATATGCCACAAACTGTGTATCATATTGCTTATACAAACTTATCCCTATCAGCTTATCTGTATGATACTCTATAACAGAACAATCCTTAAATGATTCTAGTTTGATATCTCTTTTAAAGTTATGATACTGACAATACTTTTCATGTAGCTCTTCATACTGTTCTAGATCAGCCAGTACATTTCCAGATTGTGCTATAATTCTTTTGGATAACTTTTTAGTAGTCTTGGTTGGTTTATATACTGCTAAGTCTATCCGGGTACTGCGCTCATTGTACCATTTACCTTCCCAGGGAATCCATCCTTCTTTTAATGCATCTATAGAAGATTCATCAGGCTCAAGTATTCCATAGGCACAATTGACTATGACCTCAAGATCACTTACTTTACCAAATCCCTTAATATGATCAAAGAATATTTTCATTTGTATAATATATTAGCCATAACTGGTCATATAAGGGTCAAAAGTATAATATATTGTGCGTTATAATACACATTAACTTGTGATTTTGTAGTTAATAACGGACATATCCAACATCATAACCTTAAAATATCACACTATAATGTGAGTTTTGTAAGGTTATACCCTGATGCTAGGGGACCTGGGTTCAGGCTATACCCTTAAATTTTTTTACCTAGTTGTCTAAAGACTATAGATATTCTTTTATGTTCTAACTTTTCTATGCTGTGTTTCCAATGTGTTCTGTAGATACCCTTAAGTTGTATAACTGATCTTGCTGGTAAGATTATATTTTCTCTTTTTGTTCCATAGGTTAGAACAAGTTTTGCATCTGATAACAAACTCAATATAGTTATTACAGGTCCGGCATCTGCTTTATCTATATGTGGGGTCATCTTATTTCCGGGATAATAAGTATTAACAGTCACATCTTCCGGTAAAGCATCTAGTATCTTTTTATCTATCAACTTATAACACAGATCTAGTAAGTAATCTGGAATAGGATCTAGTTGTTCATTACCATATATAGAGTTACCATATCTTACTAGAGTTCTATCATTAGATACCTTA